AATATCGGCAAAGAGCCATCATTCAAGGGCTAGTGAAGCATGAGCAGACCAAAGCCGCCGGGTGATCTGCTCGAATCCTTGTGGATCACGCTGCGGCCGGCCACCGGTGTGTGGGATTGGGTGCAGAGCGAGATCCTCGCCGACACCGGCAGCATCCATAACCCAGAGCATGCCCACCTGATGGGTGCAAACATCGGCGTGCTCTGGGCGTCGTCCGGGTTCGCCAAGCAGGGAAGGGTAGTTCTCGGCCAAGCTGAGCAACTGATGTTCCGCGCCGGTGGATGGCAGAAGGCCCGGCAAGAGCAGCAGATGCGGGAATGGTTCGGTGAGGAGCCCGACTACCTCATTACGCTGGCTGCCGACTACTGCGCCCAATGCACCGAAGCTGAGTTCTGCGCCCTGGTCGAACACGAGCTGTACCACATAGCCCAGGCGACCGATGAGCATGGCGCTCCCAAGTTCACCAAGGAAGGGCTGCCCAAGCTCTACCTGCGTGGTCACGACGTAGAAGAGTTCGTCGGTGTTGTTCGGCGCTACGGTGCCAGCGACGACGTACAGCAGCTGATAGACGCTGCAAGCCGGCCGCCTGAGGTGGCCAAGATCAACATTTCGAGGGCCTGCGGAACCTGTCTGCTCAAGTCTGCCTGACCTTTGACAGACCTAAGACGGAATTGAACCTATGGCGGCCCTGAGCAACGAGGTGAAAGCCTTTATCGTTCAGGCCCTGGCCTGTTTCGATACCCCCGCACAGGTGGCGACCTCTGTCCGAGAAGAATTCGGCATCGAGGTGAGCCGCCAGCAGTGCGAATCGCATGACCCGACCAAGAGCGCGGGGCGAGATCTGGCCAAGCGCTGGCGGACCCTGTTCGAAGACACGCGCAAGCGATTCCGTGAAGAGAGATCCGAGATCCCTATCGCTAACCGGGCATTCCGGCTTCGTGCGCTGGGAAGGATGGCTGAGAAGGCCGAGGCCATGAAGAACATGGCCCTGACTGCGCAGTTGCTCGAGCAAGCGGCCAAAGAGGTCGGCGATGTCTACGTGAACCGCCAGACCAAGAACGAGAATCCCCACGACAACGTGCCTCCTACCCGGGTGCAGGTCGACGTGGTGGATGCGAGGAAGCCTGATGCCGTCACTTAACGTACCCCAGGCCAGCTTCCTGCGCATGGAGAACAAGTTTCGCGGCTTCGTAGCCGGGTTCGGCTCCGGCAAGACCTGGGTGGGCTGCGCGGCACTTTGCAAGCACGTATGGGAATGGCCTCGGATTGACTCCGGCTACTTCGCGCCAACCTACCCGCAGATCCGCGACATCTTCTTCCCGACGATCGAGGAGGTCGCCTTCGACTGGGGCCTGAAGGTCAAGACGAAGGAGAGCGACAAGGAGGTCGAGTTCTACAGCGGCGGCCAATACCGCAGCACGACCATCTGCCGCTCGATGGAGAAGCCGCAGACCATCGTAGGCTTCAAGATCGGGCATGCCCTGGTCGATGAGCTCGATGTTCTGCCCGCGCTGAAGGCTGAGCATGCCTGGCGCAAGATCATTGCCCGGATGCGCTACAACGTTCCTGGGCTGAAGAACGGCGTGGATGTGACCACGACCCCTGAGGGTTTCAAGTTCGTCTATCAGCAGTTCGTGAAGCAGCTGCGCGAGAAGCCTGCACTGCAGTGCATGTATGGCCTGGTGCAGGCCAGCACGTTCGACAACGAGCTTAACCTGCCGCCTGACTACATCCCTTCGCTGATGGAGTCCTACCCAGCCCAGCTGATCCTGGCCTACCTGAACGGCCAGTTCGTCAACCTCAACGCCGGGTCGATCTACCACGCCTACGACCGGAAGCTGAACTCCTGCTTCGACACCGTCGAGCATGGAGAACCTCTGTTCATCGGCATGGACTTCAACGTCGGCAAGATGGCGGCTATCACGCACGTCAAGCGCGCAGACGGCAAGCCTAGGGCGGTGGATGAGCTGATCGACGGCTTCGATACCCCGGACATGATCCGGCGTATCAAGGAGCGCTACTGGCGGCACAACGGCCGGGACTACGAGAAGACCTGCGAAATCAGGATCTATCCCGACGCCTCGGGCGGGTCGCGAAAGTCGGTGAATGCCAGCGAGACGGACATCGCCATCCTGCGTCAGGCCGGCTTCAGTGTGATCGCTCCTGATACCAACCCGCCGGTGAAAGATCGCATCAACGCCATGAACGCGATGTTCTGCAATGCGAATGGCGAGCGGCGCTACCTGATCAACCCGCTGCGTTGCCCAACCTATGCGGACGGCCTGGAACAGCAGGTGTGGGCGCCCAATGGCGAGCCTGACAAGAAATCCGGCGTGGACCACGCGAACGACGCGGGCGGCTACTTCATCCACCACGATTACCCAATTGAACGACCGGTCTTCACGACCCAATCCCTGAGAATGTGACTATGAGCGATAACCCGAGCATCACGCTGCCCGCTGTCGACGCGATGCGCGCCTACTGGGCCGTGATCTCGCCGCTCATGGGCGGGACGATGGAGATGCGCGCCGCAGGCAAGTCCCTGCTGCCGCAGTACCCAGCCGAAGACGACGAGGCCTACAAGGAGCGCCTGCGTCTCTCGACCCTGCTGCCTGCGTACTCCGAAACAGTCGGCAACATGACTTCCCGGGTGTTCGCTGAGCCGCTGCAGGTGGGCGACGATGTGCCCGAAGTCATCGTCGAGATGACCAAGGACATCGACGATGCCGGCAACGACCTAAATTCCTGGGCGGTGGGGTTCTTCACCGAGGGCCTGAGCCACGGCCTGTGCCATGCCTTCGTGGATCACCCTCCCGCAACTGAGCTCAAGACCCAGGCCGACGAGCAGGCCGCCGGCGTGCGTCCCTACGTGGTGATGGTGAGGCCCGAGCAAGTGCTGGGCTGGCGCTCCAAGGGCGGCGTCCTGACCATGATCCGCTACATCGAGTTGGTCGAGGAGGAGGATGGCGAGTTTGGCGCCAAGTGCGTCGAGCAGATCCGTGTCCTTGAGCCTGGCGTCTGGCGTACTTACCGGTCAGGTACCAAGGGCGGCACCTGGGAGCTTTACGATGAGGGCACCAGCAGCTTGACCGCTATCCCTTGGGTGACCTTCTACACCGGCCGAACCGGCTTCATGACGGCCAAGCCGCCGCTGATCGAGCTGGCGCACCTGAACGTGAAGCACTGGCAGAGCCAGAGCGACCAAGACAACATCCTCCACGTTATCCGCGTCCCGATCCTGGTACGCATCGGCATCCAGACCCAGTACGACAATCAGGGGAGGGTGGTCCCGCCAGAGTTCAAGGTGGGCACCGGCCAGCTGACCGACCTACCGAAGGACGGCGACCTCAAGTACGTCGAGCACACCGGGCAGGCCGTCGAGTCGGGCCGTACCGCGCTGCAGGACCTGATCAACGAGATGCGCATAGCCGGGGCCAAGCTGCTTGCACCGGACAAGACGGCCACCAAGACCGCCACACAGGCGGAAGAGGAGGCGGCACAGGAACTGTCCCCGCTGGCGCGCATGGCGCACCACTTCGCCGACTGCCTGGCGCAGCTGCTCCAGTACATGGCCGATTATCGCGGCCTTGGCGATGGCGGCACGGTCGAGATGCGCGGCAACTTCGACGTGGACTATATGCCTGAGGTGTCTCTGCCGACGCTGGTGTCCATGGCCAATGCCGGGATGATCAGCAAGGAGACGCTATTCACCGAGATGCAGCGGCGCGGCGTGATCAGCGACGAATACGACTGGGAAGAGGAACTGGCGAAGATTGAGGCCCAGGGCCCGGCACTCGGTACGCTGTGATGAAGACCGCCAACGAGAAGCTGCTGGACGAGCTAATCGGCCATGAGGTTGACCTGTCCAGGCTGAGCAACAGCCAGGTCGTGGCGATCATCAGAATCCTGAACAGTTCTGACCCTGAGCTGAGGGCAGCGCTCATTGCTGCCATCGACAGCCTGGATGCCGGCGCGTCCGTTGCGGCGATTGATGCTGCCCTTGCGCCAGTGCTGCGGGTCAATCAATCGACGTTCTTTAGCCTGCAGCAGGCGCTCACAGGCGTGATCGATGGCGTGGCCAGATACGAGATTGCTTTTCAGGCTGGCGCGCTTACAGCGGCTGTTCCTGAGCTTGTGCAGGCGCGATTCCCGGTTGCCGTGGCTCAGTTCAGCCAGGTGCGCGCTATTGCGCTGGCGAGGCCATTTCAGGGCCGCTTGCTAAGCGAGTGGATGGCCGGCATCGAGGCTGATCGGGCGGCGTCGATCCGCGATGCGGTTCGATCCGGGGTTCTCGAAGGTCGCACGACGCCGGAAACCGTCCGGCAGATCATGGGCACCAAGGCGGAGAAGTACGCTGACGGCATCCTGCAGAGGTCTCGCCGGGAGGTGGAGGCGGTTGTCCGCTCAGCGGTGTCCAGCACGGCAGAAACGGCCAGCGACAAGGCGTTCGAGGCCAACAGCGACATCATCAGCCATGTTGAATGGCTGAGTACGCTGGACAACCGCACATCTACGACCTGCCGAATCCGTGATCGCCTGCCGTACACGCTGGGCACATACCAGCCCATCGGGCACAAGGTGCCGTGGCTGGCCGGCCCGGGCCGCATCCACTTCTGCTGCCGATCGACCAAGCTGCCGATCCTCAAGAGTGCCTTGGCACTGGGGATCAGCGACACGGCGACCCGAGCGAGCATGGATGGCCAGGTGCCGCAGCAGACCACCTATGCCGAATGGCTCAGCAAGCAGTCGGCAGCGCGGCAGGACGAGATCCTTGGACCGGAGCGTGGCCGGCTCATGCGACAGGGCGGACTGAAGCTCAGCGCCTTCTACAACGACAAAGGCAAACTCCTGACTTTGGAAGAGCTGCATGCACGAATCTCTTAGCCATATAATTCGGCATTTTTTCGGGTCAGGAAGGTAGCCATGAAGGTTTCGGCAGGGATCGCAGGGGTTCTAATTCTATGTGTTTTGGCTGCGTTGGCAGGCCTGACTGCAGGGATCAATCTCAATCCCCAGGCGACAGTGAAATTTGTCCCGGATTGGGGGAGTGCAGCCGATTGGGTTGCTGGAATTGGTACGTTAGCAGCGGTTGTCTTGGCATTGAAGGTGCGGATAGAGGACATGCATAGTCAAAAGGAGCAGTTGGAGGCTCTAACGTACGGCATTTTGAACATTGGCCAAGGGACGTCGGCTATGGGGCTAGAGGTCACCTCTAAAGGGCGTCTTCCAGTCCGTATTACTGGGATCTATCTCGGAAGCAGAAGGGAGCCAAAAATCTGGGCCTTTGATAATTATTTAATCGATTCAAGCGCTCTGCCTGTTCGTCTGGAGTTCGGAGATAAAATCGATTTCCGATTTACCCCTGAACTCAAGGGCCTTGTCAGAAAGGCTGAAATCAATGACATGGCCCCGATTCAACGTGCGGATATGATGCTGTTTATCGAAACGACTCTAGGCGGAACTCAGATCCCTCTTGACTTAACTTATTTCCCTAGCTGAAGGGATTGTAAAACCAAACCCCGCATGCCGGGGTTTTTTTATGCCTGCGGTTCGGATGGACGGGGCGCAACTGGGGCCGGATGGCTCATCAACTGGCCGGATGGCCCAGAGAGACGACATGAAACTCAAGACCGTTGAAGTGGATGGCAAGCAGTACGCCGTAATCGAGGATGGCAAGCCTGTCTACGTCGAGGACGATGGCAAAGAGGTCGCCTTCGATGCCGTTGGCACTCGCAACACCATCACCCGGCTGAATGCCGAGGCGAAGTCGCACCGTGAGCGCGCCGATGGCTTCGAGAAGACCGCCAAGGCCTTCGAGGGTATCCAAGACGCCGCGGCTGCCCGCAAAGCCCTGGAGATCGTCGCCAACCTCGACGCCAAGAAGCTGGTGGATGCCGGCGAGATCGAGAAGGTGAAGGGCGAAATCAGCAAGGCCTTCCAAACTCAGCTGGACGAAGCCAACGGCAAGGCGCAGACCTTCGAGCAGCAGCTGTATGCCGAGAAGATCGGCGGCAGCTTCGCGCGCTCCCAGTTCATCGCCGAGAAGATGGCTGTGCCGGCGGACATGGTCCAAGCCACCTTCGGCAGCAACTTCAAGATCGAGGAAGGCAAGGTCGTCGCTTATGACGCCCAGGGCCAGAAGGTCTTCAGTCGCTCCCGCCCGGGTGAACTGGCCGACTTCAACGAAGCGCTCGAAACCCTCGTCTCGCAGTACCCCCATCGCGACCACATTCTGAAGAGCTCCGGCGCCAATGGCGGCGGCGCGCCGAACGGTGGTGGTCAGCACAAAACCACGAAGGGCAACTTCGGTGGCACCAAGGCTGAACGCCTGGAAGCCATCAAGGGCCTGACCGCAAGCGAATAAGGAGGCCCAATGGCCCTTTCGAACATGAAGGTATTCAACGAATACCTCAAGCGCACCACCATCGAGACCCTGGCTCAGGATGTCGAGAAATTCAACGCATCCTCGGCAGGTGCCATCCGCCTGACCACTCAGGGCATCGACGGCGACTTCCTGCAGGAATCGTTCTGGGCCGGCCTGCACGGCGCTCAGCGTCGTGTCGACCGCTACGCTGCCAACGGCGCCCAGGCGTCCACCCCGCTGGCCCAGAAGCAGTACGACTCGGTGAAGATTGCCGGTGGCTTCGGCCCGATCCTGTGGGAGCCTTCCCAACTCTCCTGGATCCAGAAAAACCCGGAAGAAGCGCTGGAAGTGATCAGCCGCAACCTGTCCGAAGCCATCATGGCGGACCAGCTGAACACCGCCATCTCGGCCCTGGCCGGTGCCATCGGCAATCAGCCGACCGCCACCAACGACGTTTCGGCGACCGCTGGTGTGACCTACGTCGCGATCAACAACGCCCACGCCCTGTTTGGCGACGCCTCCCAGCGCCTGGTGGCCCAGGTCATGACCGGTGCCATGTACCACAAGTTGGTCGGCCAGAACCTCGCCAACGCCGAGCGCCTGTTCCAGTTCTCCGGTGTGCAGGTGGTCGACATCCTCGGCAAGGCCGTGATCATCACCGACGCCCCGGCGCTGTACGAGGCCGGCACCCCGAACAAGCAGAAGGTGCTCAGCCTGGCTGACGGCGCTGCGGTGGTGATGGATGGTTCCGACCTGATCACCAACATCGAGACCTCCAACGGCAAGGAGCGTATCGAGACCACCATGCAGGCCGACTACACCTTCGGCCTGGGCCTCAAAGGCTACACCTGGGACACCGCCAACGGCGGCAAGTCGCCGACCAACGCCGAGCTGTCCACCGGCACCAACTGGGACCTGGTGGCGAACAGCATCAAGGCCTCGGCCGGCGTGCTGACCATTGGTGACGCCACCAAGTAACCGGTACCGCGCCCTCCGGGGCGCCTTCCCAGGAGATCGCCATGAGCGAGAAAGTGATTTACGAGAAACACCCGGTCAGCCCTGAGCGAAAAGCCGAACTGCGGCAGAAGGGGTACAAAATCATTGATGCGCGCTTCGCGCCCGATGGCTACGAACACCCGGAGCCGCTGAAGGAAGCCAAAGGCGCGAAGGCTGGCAAGTCCGCCGCCGAGAAGAAGGCAGCCGAAGAAGCCGAGCTGAAAGCAAAGCTGCAGGCCGCCCTTAGCGAGAAGGGCGTGCAATTCAGCCCTGACGCCAGCCTGGAAGACCTCAAGAAGCTGCTGGACGAGGCCGCGTAATGACCATCTACATCACCGTCGAGCAGGTAGATGCCCTGCTTGGGCCGACCTGGGCGCCCGACGACCAGAAGGGCAGGGCGGTGCTGATGGCCAACACCTGGCTCACCAATCTCGGCCTGCCTGAGTTTGATCCGGTGCCGGATGACGTGATTCAGGCCGGCGCCGAGATTGCCCGAGAGGCTGCGGCAGGGAACATCTACGGCAGCAAGGAGACCGGCGTGCTGAGCAAGTCGGTCAACGCTGACGGGGTTTCCAGCAGCAAAACCTACTCCGAATCCTCCCGTGCGATCAGCGCCGGCGAGTCCTTCGCTCTGGCCTTGTTGGCGCATTACATGAGCGGCAGCGGCCAGACCAAGATCGTGAGGGGCTGATATGGGACTTCGCGATGAACTGCAGGCCGACCTAGCCGAGGCCTTCAATACGGACCTGGCCGACGCCGTGCTTGCCTTCACGGGCGAGTACATGGGGCCGGGCGTATGGGATCCGGTCAACGAAACCACCACCTCTCAGCCGGTGACCTACACCGGGCGTGGCGTGCTGTCGCGCTACGAAGACAGCCGGATCGACAACGTGAACATCCTGGTGGGCGACCTGCGCCTCACCGCGCTGGCCAACGAGGTCACGGATACCCCCGATGTCGGGCATACGATCACCGCGCCTGACCTGATGGACCGGTACAAGCAGGTGGTCTACCTGGTCAAATCGGTACGCTCCGACCCGGCATCGGCCACCCACCGACTGCAGCTGAGGAAGTAGCCATGGCCAAGAGCAGGGGATGGAGCACACCGCCGAGCCTGTTCACCGGCCTGGTCGAAGAGGCCCTGACGCAGCGCGTGCGCGTCATTGCCCTGGCCATGCTCAACGAGATCGTTCTGCGGTCGCCCGTCGATACCGGAAGGTTCCGGGGAAACAACATCGTTAGCGTGGGCGCGCCCGTGTACACCAGCAGCGAGAATGTTGACCCGACCGGTTCAGAGACCATTCAGCAGGGACTCAGGGTCACGACCGGCCTGGAGCCGTATACGCAGGTTTTCATCCAGAACAACCTTCCATACGCGGTGCCGCTTGAGGATGGCCACTCCCAGCAAGCGCCCGCCGGCATCTACGCGGTGTCGTTCAACGGAGTTGCCGAGGCCTACAGGACATGACCTTCGAACAGATCCGGGCCATCGTCACTGGCCGCATGACGCAGTGGGCGGGGATTCCTGCTGACGCTGTCGATTATCCGAACAATCCGAAAGGGCCGTTCAACCCGGCCGGCAAACCCATCTGGGCCAGGCTGGCGGACGTGCCCGGGCTATCCAGCGCGCCAGAGACCGGCATCGCACCCTGCGTGCGACGAACCGGCATCATCATGATTCAGCTGTTCGTCCCCAGCTACAAGGGCACCCTGGCCATCACCAAGGCCGCCGACACCCTGGTGCAGCACTTTGAGTTCTACAGCGACCCGACCTGGCCATTCGATTGCCACGCGGCATCGGCTGCGACGATTGGCGATGACGGCCATGGCTGGTACCAGGTCAACGTGTCGATCCCATACCGGGCCTACTGAGCCCTCAACATCCACCGCCACATGGCGGTTTTTTTACGCCTATCGATAGGAGAAACCGCATGTCGAGCGGAGCCAAGGTCCAGCTTGCCTGGATCAAAGAGGTAACCCCAGGCTTTACGCCGGATGGCGACTGGAACGTGCTGACGCGAATCAGCAACGGCCTGATGCCTACCTTCAACTCGGAAGAGAACAACGAAATCGGCTTCACCCGCATGTCGCAGGGCACCGCCCAGACAACTGTGGACGTGGGCGGCGATATCGAAACCAAGTGGCGCTTTGGCGCACTGGACGATTTCATGGCCTCCTGCTTCGGTAAGGACTGGGCGGGCAACGTTCTGACCATGGGTGACGACCGAATCACCTTCTCGATCGCATCATACGCGACCGACATCGGCGTCTCTGCCATCGCCCGCGGCGTGCAAGTCGCCAACATGAACTTCGATTTCCCGGGCGACAACGAGGTCACGGTCACCATGACCATGGCGGCGCGCTCCTGGGACGACAAGGGCGACAACACGTCGTTCATCATCAACGCTCAGCCCGAGGCCAGCCAGCGCCGCTTCAGCTTCAAGGACATCAGCGGCCTGAAGATCAACGGCGTCCAGGTGGGTGAAGACAACGCCTGCGTCGACAGCTTCAACCTGCAGTTCGACAACAACGTGCAGACCCAGCGTTGCATCGGCAACGGCAACCCGTACCCGGGCAACATCATTGCCACCACCTTCACCCCATCCGGCGCGATCACCATCAGCTGGTCGAAGATGGCCTACGAGCTGTGGAAGGCCCAGAAGGGCAACGACGCGATCAGCTTGGAATTCACCATCGGCAATGCTGACGGTGGCTACAAGTTCCTGATCCCCGAGATGGAAGTTACCGCTGACTGGCCTGATGGCGGATCGACCGACATCATCCAGGTGGAACTGAACTACACCGCGCGCCGTGTTGCTCCGACCATCACCCGTCTGCCGGCGCCGATCGTTGTGGCTGCTGTGGATGTCACTCCGGCCACCCTGAGCCTGGAAGTAGGTGATACCGGCGACCTCGAAGTCGTGGTCACCCCGGCCGGTGCCAGCCAGCAGGTCACCTGGACCAGCTCCGCCCCGACCATCGCCAGCGTGAGCGAGACCGGCCTGGTCACCGCTCTGGCAGTCGGCACCGCCACCATCACGGCCACCAGCGTCGCAGACGGCACCAAGACCGATACCTGCGCTGTCACCGTCACCGCTTAACTCTTTGCCCGGCGCGCCCTGCGGTGTGCGTCGGGCCTTTTACCGCAGAGGAATACCATGGGCATCACCATTGCAAGAAAGCCAGAGCTGGACATCAACGGCGAGCGCTGGGTGCACTTCAAGGTCGGCCCGGGCGGCCTGGCCGTGAAATGCGAGAAGGGGCCGGACACTGCGGCGATTCTGGTCGCATCCATCGCCAACCCTATCTACAAGTCACACCAAGCCGTGATCCGCCGACATCTTGCCGCGCTGAATCAGCAGGCAGGCGTAGGCACCGCTGGCTTCACCATCGACTCCATCCCCGATGTGGAACTCGAAACCGACGACGACCTGTTCATCGACCTCGCCACCAAGCACCTGATCAAGGACTGGCAGGGTATCGACGTCGAAGAGCGCCCGGGCGAGCCAGCCAAGTACACCCCGCAGCTGTGCAAGGCGCTGATCGAGCAACTGCCCAGCGTCTACTTCCTGGCCCTGCGCACCGCCCTGGACATCGCCAAGCGCATCGAGGAGCAGGCCAAAGCCACTGCGGAAAAGCAGTAGCGGCATATCGCTGGGGTAGGGACTGGGCCGGGCCGGAGAACGAGAAGAAGCGCTGGAAGCATGAGCGCCTTGGCCTCAAGGCCCAGGAGCCGCCAGATATCGACGACGTGGTTGCCGAGATCCTTGAGGCCTACGGCCACATCGGCCGGTCCCGGCAGTACGTCGGTATGATGGGCGCTCCGGCCCCGATCGCACCGGCCGCCATCGCCGAATACCTCGACCGCTACCCCTCAGTGATATGTCGCGAAGAGTTCGATGCCGCCATCTTCGCCCTGGACGACGAGTTTCGCCGGCGGTGGGATGAGCAGAATCAAAAAGAGGGTGAAAAAGTCAGGTCCAAGAAGTAGCCGCTGCTCAGGCCATCCGTTGGTCCGTGCACCCATGAAGTGCTAGCATCCAGCCATACGTTCATACAGGGATGAGTTTATGTTTGCAGTGAGATTCGTGGTTTTGGCATTTCTGGCTGCTTACAGCTTGGGCATGGGGACCATACCAGCTAATGAGCTGAATGCTTTTGGCAAGCTGGTCGTGTTTTCTGGGCTGATCAGCGTGCCGCTGCTTTACATGCTTCCCACAATCGAAGCTAAGTTGCGCGGGCATACCAATATCGCCTCAATTGCGCTCGTTAACCTGTTCCTCGGCTGGTCGCTGATTGGCTGGGTAGTCGCGCTGGTATGGGCCTTCAAAAAGCCAGAAACGGCACCTGCAGTGGCCGCTCCGGACAAAGAGGCGCCGGTAGTGGAACAGGCTGCCGCAGCCACAAAAACCTGCCCATTCTGCGCTGAAGATATCAAGGTGGAAGCCATCAAGTGCAAGCACTGTGGCAGCTCCCTAGTGGTGAGCTAACACCAAACACATACAAGACCCGCTTCGGCGGGTTTTTTTATGCCCGGAGAAAGGTATGACCCAGGAATCCCGCCTGGCGGTAACGATCGACTCGCGGGGCGCGAAGCGCAATGCGGACGACCTAACATCATCCCTTGAGCGCATGGAGAGGGCCGGCGATGCAGCGGCCTCATCTGCCGATGGTGTGAGCAGTAGCCTTGATGATCAGCGCAAAGAGCTCGCCCAGTTGCTGGGTCAGATCAACCCCACGGTTGCCGCCTTGGGCCGTCTTGATGACATGCAGGAAAAGCTGGCCAAGCTGAAGAAGGCTGGCGTCGTCGAGAGCGACACATTCGTCGAGTACACCCAGCGCATCAACACGATGCGAGAAGCTCTCGGCGAAACCACCACGACCATGAACAAGGCTGGAATGTCGGCCAAGGCTTACCAGGCAGCATTGCGTGGAGTGCCTGCTCAATTTACCGATATCGCGGTTAGCCTTCAGGGCGGGCAAGCGCCGCTCACGGTGTTCCTGCAGCAGGGCGGTCAGCTCAAGGATATGTTCGGCGGCGCTCTACCTGCGGCCAAGGCCCTTGGTGGTTACGTCCTTGGCCTGGTGAATCCGTTCACAGTGGCGGCCGCAGCAGCTGGCACGCTGACTCTGGCGTACTACAAGGGATCCGAAGAGTCGGACCGACTGACTGATGCGATTATCAGGAATGGGAACGCAGCAGGTACGAGCTACAGCGAACTTGCCAACCTTGCCGAGCAGGTGGCTAACACTGGCACGACTGTTGGCGCAGCGTCTAAGGTTCTCGAGCAGCTTGCCGGGGCCGGCAACGCTCTCACCCCCATGTATGCACAGATCACAAAAGCGTCACTAGCCTGGTCCAAGCAGACGGGGGAAGACGTTACCAAGGTGGTTCAGTCCTTCAACGAGATCGCTAAAGGTCCAGTTGAGGCAGTGAAGAAGCTCGACGCAGAGCTCAACTTCCTCACTGCCAGCCAGTACGCGAACATCATCTCTCTGGAAAAGCAGGGGAAAACCATCGATGCCGCAAGGGCGGCGACCGATCTGTATGCTACAGCATTGAGCTCCAGATCGGCAGAGATGGAAAGCAATCTCGGCTCCCTGGAGTCCGCCTGGCAATCCCTTGGCAGCTTCGCCAAGAAAGCCTGGGATGCGATGCTTGATGTTGGGAGAAAGACCACTCCTGAACAGGAACTGGCCGATGTCTATAGCCAGATCGCCGAGGCACGCAAGTCAATAAGCAAGTACGGGTCTGCCGCGAGCAGCCTTATGGGCGTAAACCCCGACAGCCTCAAGGCGCTGGAAAAGCGAGCCACTGAACTGCAGGGCCGTATTGCCGACGAAGCCTGGAAGGCGTGGGAAGGCAATACCAACAGATTTGTTCAAGACGCCGGCAAGAAAGGCGTGGATCTGATCAACTCGACGTTCACTGCCGCGCAAACCCAGACCCAGAAGCTGCAGCAGCAGCTGGAGGACCTCGAGAAGGCCCGCGCCGATGCGATGGCGGCCGGCGGATTCAATTCCGAACAAGAGACAAAGTACGCCACTGCCCGCAAGAACATCGAGCAGGAAATCGCGGACATCAAAACCCGCGAGGCGAAGAAGAACGCGCCGAAGAACGTCAACCGCGGCGTGGCCGAGGCGGAGAACACCTTCGCCCGCCTGTACGGCCAGTACGACCCAGCTGCCCAGGCAGCCCGAGCACTCACCAAGGAGCAGGGCCAACTCGACCTGGCGCTGACCAAGGGCAAGATCACCCAAGAGGAGTACAGCAAGGCGCTGGCCCAGGCATCGATCAACTACGCCGCAGCACTGAAGGGTGCCCAAGGCCTGACCGCCGTCGAACAGTACCGCGCACAGTTGCAGAAGCAGCTGGCCAACGAGCGCGACCAGTACGCGCTTGATGCTGCCAGCATCGGAATGGGCGACCTGCAGGCGTCTCGCATGCAGCAGCGGCTTAACCTGGAGATGCAGACCAACGACCGCCTGCTGCAGCTGCAGACCGAACTGGCCAACGCCACGGACGAGAAGCAGCGGCAGGCGCTCCAAGGCCAGATCGACGCCATCAACGAGTTCCTGCCCCAGCAGCTTGCAGCGATGCAGGCCGGATGGGCTCAGATGGACCAGGCCATGCTGAACCCGATCAACGGGTGGACGGCGGCGGTGCAGAACTTCGGCAACCAGGCGCGGGATATCGCCGGGCAGACGGAGTACATCTTCTCCAGCGCGTTCAACAACATCTCCACCGACATCACCGACGCGATCATGGATGGGCAGTTGTCGTTCAGCAACTTGGGTGACATCGCCGGTGACGTCGTGCGCGACATCCTCGCGGGCTTCGTGAAGATGGGCGTGCAGATGGCGCTGAATGCTGCGCTCAACGCCACCCTAGGTACGGCTGCAGCCAGTCAGAGCATGATCTTGGCTGGAGCCACGGCCACCGCCTGGGCGCCGGCGGCGGCGATGGCTTCCCTTGCAACGCTGGGCGCCAACTCCGCGCCCGCGGCGGCGGCGCTGACTTCGACCACGGCCCTGGCATCCAGCCTTGCCGTGATTCCTGGTTTCGCCACCGGTGGCTACGTGTCCGGTGCTGGTACCGGTACCTCCGACAGCATCATGGCCCGCCTCAGTGACGGCGAATTTGTGGTGAACGCCGCGGCGACCAAGCGCAACCGGGCTCTGCTCGAAGCGATTAACTCGAATGAGCGGGTATCGGTGGCTGGCGGCTCCAGCGCAGCTTCTACAACTCCGGCCAGCAGCAGCCAGACAGCAGTAGCCGCCTCGCCCCAGCCAAACGTCACCGTGAACCTGATCGAAGACCGGTCCCGTGCCGGCACAGTCGACCAGCGCACCGGCGACAACGGCCAGCTTGAGATCGACGCCTTCGTCGCTGACATCTGGGGAGACGGCGAGCGAGCTCAGGCGCTTCAGGCGGCCTTTGGTCTTCAGCGCGTTCCAACGTAAGGAAATTACATGACCACCGAAACGGAAGAGGCCGATACCGGGCCGGGCTCAACTGTGCCCGAGCCTGTCGCGCCGCCTGACGAGAAAGAGCTTCTGCTGCAACGGCGGCTTGCCCGCATCGAGGAAGCGCTGGGCCTCAGCCCGCTCACCTAAAACGAACCTCAGCTGAGGAATGGCAATGATTCAATACCCGGCAGAATTGCCACTTCCTCTGCAGGAGGGGTACGGCCTGAGCACGGTTGATCCGATGCGGGCTACGCCGATGGTCACCGGCCGGTCGCGGTATCGACGGGTAACCAGCAATCCTCCGACCTCCGCTCAGTTCACATTCAACTTCAGCCAGGAAGAGGCTGCGCTGTTCGAGGGTTGGTATACGTGGGCTCTGAACCTTGGCGTCGAGTGGTTCGAGATGCCGCTTCAGACCCCGCTGGGCATGCAGGTGCACTTGGTCCATTTCAAGGGCATACCCACCGGCGGGGAACTGGCTCAGATCAAGCGCTGGCGGTTCTCTGCCCGCTTGGAGTTCAAGAAACGGCCGGTCTACACCGAGGACCAGTACCTCGGTGCCTACCTTGGCATGCCGCTCGACCAGTTCAACTCCGGCCTGCAATCCACCCTTGAGAAATGGCATACGGATTACTTCGGATGAGCCTGATAGAAGAGTGCTACGCCTCGGGGCGCGGGGAGCTGGTGGATACGATTGAGGCGCGGAAAGAGGGCGGCACGGTCTCGCACTGCTACTGCTCGGGCTGGGAAGACCGGGTGTGCATCACCGAGGACGGCCGCACGCTGACCTTCGTGGCAATGGCCATGGATCTGGCCCTGCCGAAGAACGACAACAGCGCGTTCCAGAACCTGGTGCTGGGCTTGGACAACGTCACGGGCGAGGTGCAGGAGGTCGTTGAGGAAGCCAAGGCTGCCGACGACCGCTTCATCATCACCTTCCGACGCTATCTGGCAGAGGACCTGACATTCCCGCAGGAGCGGTACCGCATGACGCTGCTCAGCCGGGAGTATGAAGACGACGTGGCCAAGCTCACCGCCGGTTTCTTCGACCTGCTCAACACCAACGGTCTGCGCACCATTCTGACCACCACCTTGGCACCTGGCCTGAAGTACATCTGACCATGATCGAAAAATTCATGCGCGCCCCGTATCGCGAGGGTGCACGGGGGCCTATTGCCTTCGATTGCTGGGGGCTGTGCATCGCGGTGCGCCATGAGGTGTTCGGCCTGCCGCTGCTGCCCAGCCTCGGCGCCGTGGGCAAGAACAAGCTCAGGGCCAACACCGAGGCCTATCACGACCTGCGCCAGGGCATGGAGGAATGCCAGCCCGAGCCCGGCGCCATTGCCGCCGTGTTCCGGGGCGCTCTTTGCCTCCATGTGGGCGTGGTGGTGGAAAGCGAAAACCGGCTGAAGGTGCTGGACACAAACCCCGGCGGCGCCTGCCTCCGGACAACCGGCGAGTTCGAAGCCGCTCATCCCAAGGTGGTCTATTACCGTGATCGAGTTCTACCCGAACAAGCTGAGTGACACGGCTCCTCTCGGCACTTGGAAGACCAACCGCCGCATGTCGATCGAGGAATGGCTGAAGGCCCTGGCTCCGTCGTATGAGCGCCGCGAAAGCCCGCCAATCAGCGTGGTGCTGAACGATGAGGTGATCGAACAGCACCTGTGGCACAAGGTGAAGTTCAAGCCATCCGACCTGCTCCAGATCTACCGCGAGCCCCAGGGTACCGACCCATTCTCCATCACCTTCGCCCTGTTCAAGGGCGCCAAGGCCGTGCTCAAAGCGATCATGCCGAAGATGCCTGGCATGCCGTCCAGTGCGGGTACCCAGCAGGGCGACCCGCTGACCGAGGCCAGCGCCAAGGGCAACAAGGTCAAGCTGGGCGAGCCAGTGCGCCAGATCGCAGGGCATCAGCGCGTATACGGGTCGTACCTGGCCCAGCCACGGCGGGTGCATGTCTCGCCGCGCGACCAGCGCGTTGAAATGCTGCTCTACATAGGCGAGGGCGAGTACGACGTGCCGCTGGCGAAGGTCAAGGTTGGCGAAACCCCGCTGATCTCCCTTGGATCCGATGCAACGTTCACGATTTACCCACCAGGTGCCGATCTTTCTGGCGACCCAGCCCACATCAACTGGTTCAACGTGCCCGAGGTAGGGGCAAGCTCAAGCGGCTCGGCCGGCTTGGAGCTGACCATGGCCACCGACCTCACCAGATCGATCACGGCTTCGGCTTACCAGTTCATTGGCGACACCATCAGCGTGCCGGCTGGCTCCGGCCAGTTCTCTGCCGACTGGTCGAACGGCATCATCATTCGCGTGCTCGCTCCGTACACCTACACGGTGATCGACGGTGGCGCCGGGCGTGACATCATCCGCGGCCCGCTGGAGATGCTGAACCCTTCGGTGGGCATGCTCATCGAGGTGGCTGGGGCGAACGCTGGCCTGTACGTCGTGCACAGCTACACGCCATACACTCCGGCCGTACCTGCTGACCCGGGCACGGCATCGACGCTCACCGGATCAGCGGCGCCGAGCCGGTACGACTTCAACGTGACGCCTCTTAGCTTTAGCCTGGCGCGCGGCAGTTCGACCTACCCGGTGACGCTGAACACGGCGATAACCGACCTGGCCGGGCTTGTGACTGCGCTGAATGCCCAGCTGAGCGGTACGCCATTCCAGGCCCAGCAGAGCAGCGGGCGCCTGCGCTTCGTTGAGCTGACCCCGTTTGCTGGCCAGGCCATCACGGCTACCGGTGCATCCACCATTCTGGGATCGTCTCCGGTCGGGTCGACCGGCACAGCAACGACAAGCGCCATTCCCGAGCAGCCAGCGGAAATGACGCTGGACTACGACGGTGGATCGCCTGTGGTGGGGCTGGCGCTGGGTCAGGGTCTGGCCACTATCGGCCCACGCGGGCTGCGGTACCGGATCACGGCCTTCAGCACGAGCCTGCTCGAGGTTGAGCGCCTGACCTCGTCCGGGTCGACCGACGCGGGCTGGCCCGGATTCAACGCCATGCAGACCGTGAACGGCCTCATCACGCTGGACGCTTCGAACCTGCAGGGCGGCTACCGCGGGCCATTCGCCTGCTGCCCGGAAAACGAGAAAGTCACCCAACTGGAGTGGACTGTCACCTACGCCAATGGCTTGGCCGGTATCGGTAGGGAAGGGCAGATTTACGAGATCCCGACCTACTACGTGTTCGAGTACCGCGACATGGACGTGGCCGGCGCCTGGACAAAGCTCGAGTACATGAACGTGGGCGGCTCGCTTGATGCTCAGGGCTTCACCGAGCGAATCACGCTGCCATACGCAATGCGAGCCGAGGCGCGTATCCGCAAGCAGTACGTGGACCGGCCCGGCCGTATCAACGATGAAGCGCGGGATGACGCCACCTGGACGGACCTGCGCGGGCGGATGCAGAACTCGCCCACCAGCTACCCGATGACGGTCATCTCCTGCAATATCCGCGGCGGTGATCGGTTATCCGCGCAGTCGGAGAGCCAGGTAAGTGGGGAGGCAACCCGCATCCTGCCGTTGATGGAGGGCGGTACCGGGCCAACCCGCGACATCGTGCCCTGGTGCATCTACCAGCTGAAGCAGCGCGGGTACACGGACGATGATCTGGATCTGCCGGAGTGGCAGGCATTCCACAACATCTGCGTAGCCCGGGGTGACACCTACGACGAGACGCTGGAGTCGACGATCACCGTCAAGGACATGATCAACAACGCGCTGGCGTGTGGGTTCGGCGAACTGGTGACCTTCCGGGGATTGCTGCGCCCGGTTCGGGATAGTGCCCGGGCTGCTTTCGACGTGACCTACGGACCGAAAACGCAGACCTACTCGCCACAGAACATGACCAAGATGCTCAAGATCAGCGGCGCCATGCCGTCTATCAACGACTTCGACGGCGTGGATGTGGAGTTCTTCTCGCGCACCACTTGGGCGTGGGAGACGGTCGAGTGCCGGTGGCCAGGTGACCTGGGCACCAAGGTTGAGAAGATCAAGATGCCGGGCGTCAGCGACAGGACCAGGGCCTGGCGGATCGGTATGCGCCGGCGTGGCCACCAGAAGTTCCGGACCGACATTTACACCTGGGAAACCGAGATGGACGGCAGCAACAGCGGCTACCTGAGTTTCGCGGCCGTTGCGGATGACGCGCCCAAGCGTTGCCAGAGCGCGATCCTGCTGGACTTCGAGGTGACGGGACCGGGAACGCTGCTGACCTCATCGGAGCCGCTAGACTTCAGCGCCGGCGGCGAACACCGGATCGGCGTGCGCAAGCTGGACGGCACGCTATCCGGTCCATGGACTGCCACGCAGGTGGATCAGTACACGGTCCGCGTCGACGCCCTCGACTTCACGCCGGTAGTGGATGGCCCGCTGGAGCCGCCGCACATCCTGTTTGGCCCGGCCTCGCGCTGGGCCTACCCGGTTCTGGTCACCAGTTCCGACCCAGCCAACGGCAATACGGCGATGAAGGGCATGCCCTACGACGCCCGGGTTTACACCTACGACGACCAGTTCCCGCCGGCATGACGCCGCAGCAGTTACCAAGCCCGCCCCGTGCGGGCTTTTTATTGAGGAAGATTTTGATGAGCGGCCAAGACACCCTTCAGGAGCTGGACCGGATTGTCGGGACGACGAACGAGCTACTGCTGTCGCCCGAAGTGAAGATGATTGACGTTGGCGGCGGCGTAATGCGGCCAACGAATTCAATGGTGATGACCAACCTGGCAACTCAGCTTGGGGGAGCTCTTCCGTACACAACCGTGGAGCAGGGAATTGCAAGCACGGTAGACGGCACGAGTTTCAGCGTTCTTTCCAGCGCACAAGACGAGTACGTCGATGTGTACCGGAACGTCGGCGGCACAGCGGTGTATCTCAAAACCTATCCCAGTGCTGAAGCTATCAAAGAGGTCAACTTACTGATAGCGGGCGTTCCTCAGATGCCGGTTGCGTCGGAAGAGGCTGCGTTGAGTCTAACGGATGAAGAGAGTGGCGAGTTCCTTCTTATCACCCCGTTCCGTACCCGCTCTCCTTCGCTGGAGTCTTCAATCGACACCCCAGGTTCAGGCATCTACGGGCAAGAGGCGGATGCGCTGCTTCATGCGGACTCGGTCGGAATCAGCCTAGGCCCGCTGATGATAGGTAACACCACGCTCCCTGGTATGTACGTAGTCGATCAGGAAGACAACATCTTTCAGCGTCTTGATGATCCAGGCGAGGAGCCAGGGGCGATCGCGCCTACGCCGTCCGATCCTCTAGGCGGTGGCGCCTACTTTGCTCAAAAAGTTGTAACTGCGCCTGGCGTGCCATTACACCTAGATGTCAGTAGCATGATCGCACCTAGGGCAGATGGAGTTGGGGTCGTAGCGTCGATTGCCAGTGATACCACGCCAGAATCAAGCAGTTCCACCCGAGAGCTGGTCGTTGAGGCCGGAAAGTTTGGGGCTAAAGCCAGGCTCAAGCTTCGAGACCCAAACAATGCGCTGACTCACCACATCATGGACCTCTCCATGATCGAGCTTCCATCCGGTCCTTTCCCGGGCGGGGCACCGAACATTCTGATTATCGGCGACAGCATCTCAAACCGGCAAGGTGCTCAGTTTCTCAAGAGCTCTCTTGAGGCGGCCGGTTTCTCGGCGAACTTCATTGGCACCATGCCAGGATCTACTGACCCAGAGAACCCAATCGACGCCAGTGGCCCAATGGGCGAATGCCGGGAGGGGTACACGACTGGCAACTACACCTATGCAGATGTCAGCTCCATCACCATTCCAGTCGCGCCAGGCGGGGAAGCTGAGTATCTGGCGTTGGCGAAGATCCCTCGGCGTGATCGAAACCCGTTTATCCGCTTGGCTACGGGTTCTGATGACCCCGCGATCGTGCGGAACGGGTATGTACTGGACTTCGCTTTCTATCAGAGCCGGTTCTCGCTCCCTACGCCTGACATCATCGTCTACATGCTGGGCATGAACGACTTCATTCAAGTGACAAACGCGGCGGCGCTAGGTGCATACATTCTCGATAACGAGAAGCTGATGATGCAGCGAATCCGGGCCGCATGGCCTGACGTGAAGATCCTTCGTGGTCTGCCTGGTCTTCCGTTCCAAAAAACCCGGAACAGCCAGTGGACTGATCGCTATGTGCCGATGATCCGGGCTGTGATGACCAACCTTAACGCTCTCGGCGACTCCAAGAACATATTGGTGCCATCGTGGACTTTCGCTAACCCAGAGACTGGCTACAAGACGGGAAC